CACAGACTACCAAGACTGTTGAAATCGGAACTGCAACTCAGGGTCAGGGCGGTATCTACACCGACATGACCTCAGCGTTGTCACTTCTATCAGCGGCTGGCAAGCGTCTCAACGGTTTCGCACTTGACGAGACTCTTGAGCCTCTAATGATTGGTGCTGTTGACACTACTGGTCGTCCAATCTACACTGACAACGGCCAGTTGGTTGACACCACTGCTCTAATCCGTGAGGGACGCCTACTAGGTCGCCGTTCATACCTAGCGAACGAAATTGCCGCTGGTGCGGTAAAGGGCTTCGCTGGTGACTGGACCCAGGCGGCATGGGGCGTTGTTGGCGGAATCAACTACAAGGTTTCGACCGAGGCGACTGTGACCATCAACGGTTCACTAGTTTCATTGTTCGAGCACAACCTTGTTGCTGTTCTTGCAGAGGCTGAATACGGATGGTTGGTCAACGACGTTGACGCATTCGTAGAAATTCAGAACGCTTCGTAATAACAACTGACTCAAGAGGAGACCGACCATGACAACATTAGCAACCGTTAGTGACGTTGAAATTCGTCTTGGTCGGTCTCTGACTGAGGCCGAAACCGCCAAGGCTGAAGCCATGCTTGAAGAGGCATCAGCACTTGCAACGTCTTACACAGGACAAAAGTTCCTACCAGGCAATTCGACCAACTTGGTCAGACTGAACGGAACCAAAGCGACACTGGGCCAACGTCCAGCAACCGCAATCAACGACGTGAGCAACGTCGATGGAGACGCAATCCCATTCACTTGGGACGGATACCAAACACTAACTTTCGAAACAGCTGACCTCGGCTACGAGAAGATGGTCGTTGTTGATTACGACCACGGCAACATCACAGTCCCAGCCGACGTCGTCGGTGTTGTGGCAGGGATGGTCGCACGAACCATCTCAATTCCAGCCGAAGCCGCCGCTGGCATCACTTCACAGATGGTCGGCCAATACCAGGTCCAATACGCAACTTGGGCAGTCGGTGGCCAAGTCATGTTGTCACCAGCAGACAAAGACACACTGGGCCGTTACAAAAACCCACGCCTAGGTTCGATTCTACTGTTAGAGGGGTAGCATGGAGACCATCACCCGAATCCGCAAAGTAGCGACAGGGCAGACGGACGAACACAACCTACCAATCGTCACGGAACAAACCACCTACATGTCAGCAGTGGTAGCACCACGCACCACGGCGAAAACCGTAGGCTCAAGCGAAGTCACAGTCACAGAAGACCTAATCGTTTACCTGCCAGCAGGCACCAACGTTCTCTCAACAGACATGTTCGAAGTGCGAGACCGACGCTACCTAGTGGACGGCGAATCATTCAACTGGGTCAGCCCATTCACAGGCTGGAACCCAGGAGTGACGGTGGAACTGCGAAAGGCAGAGAATGTCTAAGCCTGTTGTAAAACTGAATTACAAAGGCATGGGCGAACTGCTCAAATCGCCACAAATCCAAGCCATGCTACAAGAACGAATGCAACCAGTCGCTTCGTCAGTCGGTAGCACAGTAGAAGTCACCGTAGGCCGAACACGTGCGAGAGCAAAGGTGGCCAAAGGCTCAGACTACGACGAAGCCAACACTGGTGCACTGAGCCGAGCACTAGACCTTGCAGGTGGCATGCGTGGCACACACATCAAAAACCCACGCAAGACTAAATCACAGAGGTGACCATGGACGCAGTTCTCTTCACAGACATCATGGCCCACCTGGTAGGCAGACTAACCACTGGGCTTTCAACCACAGACTTTTCAACCGCTAGGGTGTCAGTCCTAGCAGACAACTCACCAACACAGGTCATTCTAAGACGTGATGGTGGAAACCGAGCAAGCAAAACCGTTACCACATCAGTTGTTGGGGTCACGATTTACGCAAGCAACTACGCAGAGGCCGAGGGCCTAGCGAATCTAACCGCCGCACTGTTTGAATCGCTACCAGATGGGAACCCCATCGTGGCAGTTGACGTTCAAGCGGATATTTCAGATGTCTCAGATGCTTCTGGCCAACGGCGGTTTCTGAGATTTGCCGTCTCACATCGTGGCGGCAATTTGTAACGGGCTAATGCCCCAATCCCATTAGGAGAAACATGGCACTTGACAGTGACAACGTAAGGGTTGCAGTGACTGGGGCGGTATACGTAGGCCCAACCACTGCTACTGCACCAACCGCCTCAGACTCAGCACTAGGCCTTGACTTCAAGGACCTCGGCTACGTCTCAGCAGACGGAATCACCGAGACCATCGACCGTTCAACCCAGCAGATTCGTGCATGGCAGAACGGTGCGTTGGTTCGTGAGGTCGTCTCAGAAGCAACCTACTCAGTCGAATTGACTTTCGTTGAGACCAAAAAGGAAGTTCTCGAACTTTACTTCGGTGGCACCATCACTAACGGCGTTCTCAGTCTGGTGGCCGCAAGTCGTTCGTTATTGACGTAATCGACGGCCCAATCGTTGAGCGAACCTACGTTCCAAGCGGTGAAGTTACCTCAATCGGTGAACGCACCCTTGCATCAGGTTCAGAGATTGGTTACACCGTGACCATCACTGCTTACGCAGACTCTTCGTCAGTAACCTTCAAGAAGTTCTTCTCTTCTTTGGAGGCTTAGTAAGCCACCCCAGTCGTTACAATGCGGCGGCGGCTGGGGTCCCTTTCAGTGAGGGGGGAACGTTAGTCCTTTCGTTCCCCTCTTACAGCCGCAACTAAACAGAAAGTCGCATAATGTCAGTAATCAAAATCCAGCCAGCAAAACGAGTCGACCTCAAAGTCGAATACGCAGGCACTGAATACACACTTCCAGGTTCAATCTCAGCCGCCATGCTTGAAAGTCTTCTAGACATTCGAGACGAACAAGGCGAAGAGCAGTTCCTCAAAGCATTTTTGGCCCAAGTAGTGCCAGCAGATTTCAAAAAGGTGCTAGACCAGGCTGACCTAGTTCAGTTGGTCACCGTTTGGATGGAGCACATCCAAGCCCCAAAAGCATCTTCCTCAAAGAACTCGTCAAAGACCACGAACCAGCGTTAGTTTACGACCTACGCAAGTTGGGAATCAACCCGAGAACGGTTGATTTCGACGAGTTAGTGCTCTTGGTAGACATGCTACTAAGAGACCCAACCAGTTGGACCCACACGTCAGTGGCCAACTGGAAGCACCCAATCACTTACGAGTGGGCAGTGTTAGTCGGACTTTACGACTTGCTAGCACAAGTCCATTCAGGTAAAAAGAAACCGAAACCTTTCCCACGACCTTGGCCAGACCCTGACCAACGTAAAAAGGGCAAGGTCCGAGCAGACGCACGTGAACTGCTCTCCAAGGCCAGAGATGGAGACCTAGAATGGCAGAACAAGCCTACGCCTATGTAACGCTCATTCCAGTGGCCAAAGGTTTCCAAAAGAACATCGCATCTGAACTAAACGGAATCGGTGATTCTGCTGGTCTACAAGCAGGAACAGGCTTCAAGTCTAAGTTCGGTTCAGCCATCAAGGGTTTTGCAGGTCCGCTCGTCGCTGGTTTGGCAACTATTGGTGTAGCCAATTTTGCTAAGTCAGCGGTGGCGGCCGCTTCTTCTTTTGAGGCTGAGTTCGAGGGTGTAAACCAGGTATTCGGCACTTCTGCCGCAAAGGTGCAAGCATTCGCTAAAAATGCCGCAACAACGGTCGGTATGGCACAGGCTGAAGCGTTGCAAGCCGCTAAGGGTTTCGGTGTTTTCGCAACTTCGGCTGGTCTCGCTGGTGACTCTTCTGCGTCATTCGCAACTGGTCTAGTTCAAGCCGCTGGTGACATGGCGTCATTCAACGACGTGCCAGTTGCTGACACGCTAGCCGCTATCAAGTCTGGTCTTATGGGCCAGGGTGAACCTCTTGCTCGTTACGGAATCCTCATGAACGAGGCTACGTTGAAGCAACAGGCCCTCAAAGAGGGCATCATCAGCAACACATCAGACGCTCTAACTCCACAGCAGAAAGTCTTGGCGTCGCACTCTCTTATTATGGAGAAGTTGGGTGTTCAGACTGGCGACTTCGCCAAATACCAGGACACTTACGGCAACTCGCTCAAAACCGTAACAGCTCAGTTCAAAGACATGCAGGCCCAGATTGGTGCGGCTCTGCTTCCTGTTCTTGCTAAGTTGATGACTGCGTTGTCTCCTGTTGTTGAGAAACTGACCCCGTTGATGGTCAAGGTGTTTGAGGCTCTCGCACCTGTAATCACTGTTGTGGCTGACAACCTGGGTCCACTGATTGACGCACTCTCGCCGTTGTTTGACGTGTTTACGCTTGTCGCTGGCGTTGTCGCTGAAATCTTGAAGCAGGCACTACCACCACTAATTCAAGTCATCGGCATTCTGACCCCTGTAATTCTTGAACTGGCCAAGGCTTTCTTGCCTTTGATTGAGAAATTGCTCCCACCTTTGGTTGCTCTGTTCGTGGCGATGATTCCGATTATCCAATTGGTGGCTGACATCTTCATCACAGCGATTTTGCCTGTGTTGGTGTGGCTTGCTAACCTAATCGCAGACAAACTAATCGGCCTAATCAGTGCCCTCACTGACGGGTTCAACTGGCTGGCATCAATTCTTGGTCCAGTGTGGGACGCCATCAAGCCAGTGGTTGAGTCGCTACTCGCACTCGCTGGTATCAAACCGTCGTCGTTGAAGAAAACCGTCTCAGTAACGACCAAAACCTCGGGAACCAGTATCAGGGCACTCGAATCTGGTGCACTGACCTCTGGCCTACCAACCAGTTTCACAATCCCTAAAACTCTCACTTCTGGCACCACTGGCACCAAGGGCGAGTCGCTTGCTAGCAAAATCAAAAAAGCAACAACTGACGCACGCAAAGACATCGCTGACGCACAAAAGACTTACAACAAAGCAATTGCGGCCGCCAACAACACGTTCAACGAACGCAAGGCCGACATTGAGAAGTCTTACCAAAAGTCAGTAACCGAGGCTACCACTCGACGAGACAAAGCACTCGCAGACGCTCTGAAGCAACACACCCAGGCGATGGCCGACATTCAGAAAGACTTCGCAGGACGTCTAAACGACATCGTTGTGGAGTCAATGGGTCGACTACGTGACGCCTACCGTGGTGCAGTTGAGACCAACATCGGTGACGTGTTCAAGATGGACTCAGTCGCAGGTAGCGTCACCAAGATGGTGCAGTCACTCCGTGACAAACTCAACGCATCAAAGAACCTGTTGGCCAATTCAGCCAAACTCGCTTCATCTGGCTTCTCACAGACTTTCATCGAGCAAGTCGTCGGAGCTGGAACCACCACAGGCAACGAAATGGCCCAGGCTATTTTGGCATCAACACCTGAAACCCAGGCTGAGTTGCAGACCTTGTTCCGTGCCATTGAAGTGCAAGCAAACACAGGCATGGACGCCTTGTCACAAGAAATCTACGACAAGACAGGCCTAGCGACTGATAACCTCAAGGCTCTCTATGCTGAGACCCAGGCCCAACTGGTTGAAGCCATCAATGCACAAGAGGCTCTCTACGCTGAGACCCAAGCGACCATCATGGAAGACTTCAACGTCGCCCTTGCGGAAGCGAAAATCACACGTGACGAAGCACTGGCCCAAGCACAGGCTGATTTGCAAGCGGCTCTCACAGCGGCTCAGACTGCGTTCGATGAAGACTTGAAGAAGATTCAAGACGCTTTCAAGGCAAAACTGAAAGACATGCACGCTGACATCAAGAGCATGACAACCGCTGTGACTGGTCTGAACAAAGCAGTGGCTAACGCTAAAACTGGTGCCGCCAACACGTTGGCCAAGAGTGGAGCGTCAACCAACCTCACCATGTTAGCGGCTGGTGGCCTAGTGACTGGACCGACATCAGCAATCGTTGGTGAAGCAGGACCAGAAGTTGTAATCCCACTAGACCGTTTTGAACGTATGATGGGCATGGCTGGTGCAGGTCAGGGCAAAACCCTGAACTACTATGCGGCACCAAACCAATCAATTGACAGTGAAGAAGCACTAGCGTTGGCTATGCGACGAACAAAGGTGGTTGCTACATGGTAAACCTGAACTTCTCACTCACTGGGTCAAACGGAGACACCATCGTCTTCGACAACGAAAACTACATACTCAACCCAGAGGTGCTAGGTTTCGGAATCCCAGCGACCAAAGTGCGAATCGACGAATCAGCAGGCACTGGTGGCGTGTGGCGTAACACCAAACGAGGTGTGCGTGACGTGGACCTACCAGTGACCGTGTTGGGCAACTCACGAGACGACGTGCTAACCAAACTGCGACGTCTAGTGCGACTGCTCAACGACGCAAACGGCCCAACCAAAATCAACGCCAACTACGCCGACGGCGTCACTCTCTACCTAGAAGCACACTACACAGGTGGAGCCGAAAGCGAATGGGGTTCGTCAGCAGGTAGCACATGGAACCGTTGGGTGTTGTCATTCCAAGCACCAATGCCACACTGGGTTAGTTCAACAATCGAACGCTTCACAATCGGAGCAGGTTCGACTGGCCGTGGCCTTTTGCCACAATTGAGCAAATTGAAAGTGTCATCGTCTGAGACGCTAGGTGTTATCAGTGCGAACAACACTGGTGACGTAGCCGCCTACCCGACTTGGACAATTCGTGGCCCAGTAACCAACCTGGTCATCAGCAACGGTTCGCAGTCATTCTCGTTCAACCGAATCATCACAGGGTCAGAGACCATCATCGTGGACACTGAACGAGGAACAGTAGAAGACGAATTCGGCACAAACCTCTACTCAATCCTGAAGCCAGCACCGAAACTGTTCGCACTGCAACCAGGCGTAAACAGCCTGTCCGTTTACGGAGCCGACAGCACACCAAACACCCGAGTCATCTGTGAATACTCACCACGTTTTGA